CCCGAACGGCCTTGATCCAGCTCTCTATCAGGTCGGCAGCGTCCAATGACTGCGCCAATTGTTCAGGTGACATCGTGTTTGTCGCGTTGGCCAGTTTTGGAGTGTCGAGATCATCGAACCAGACACCGGCTTCGTCGTAAACTTTCTGGCGCAAAGCGGGACAAAAGCCTCTCGCGTCGCAAAAAGAGCTGTCACAATGCGGCCCCGGTTTGAGATATTCAGCCGCCCATTGCGCAGGCGAAAGTAGCTCTTTGGCTTTTTCCGCCTGTGCCGTCGCCTGCATGGCCTGAAGTAGGTCAAGCGACCACTCCATGAGGTCCACAATGCCGAATGTCTCCGAGCGGATCGATCCGTGCGCGTGGTACCCTCTCGGCTGAACAATCGTGACGGTTACTGTTTCAATATTTTTACCGGGCATCGATAAAACAGCGCCGAGGGCATAGGTGCGGAGCTGTTTGTTCTCAAAGACCTCGACAATACCACGACGTCCGGTCTTGAGATCAATCACTTCCAGAGCACTGTTCGCCGCGTCATAAATCACGGCGTCAGCAGTACCCCCCGCCTCTATGGGTGGGGAGAGGGGGTCGAGTGAGAATTTCTTCTCGATGATAAGCTCTTTCCCTTTGCTCTGTTCAAGGACGTAATCGGTGTAAACCGCGACGCAATCCAGCATCTCTTCATCAACTGTAAAGGTGAATTTCTTGCCTTTTAATTCCTCTTCAAGATAATCCTCGGCGGTTTTAAGACCGCACAGCACCTTCTCGGCGATGCTGTGCGCCACAGTGCCCCAATCTGCGGCCTCGTTGGTCGTCTCGGCCAAGCCCGCAGTGAGCGTTAGCGCTCCAGGACATGCATAGTTGCGGGAACTGGCCGATGCCGACCATTTCGAATGCGTTGTCATGCTTTGCCCCATTGCTCTGACATCGCCGAAGCGATGCCGCTGTAAGTGATGTTTCCCCGTTTCACCGCGCACTCCCATAAGGACTAGCCAAAGCCGTTGCCTCGTTCCAGACTGCGATTACTTTCGCAAGCAGCTCCGGTCCTCCGGCTGTGACGGTGCTCACGTTCCAGACTTTACCCGCAGGAGGTTCTCCGATTTTGTCCACCAGAAGCACTTTCGCGACATCAATTGTCGCGGCCAGGCTGAACTTTTCGACATGGCCGTTGATCGCTTTGCGGAGCATCTCTTCTGTTGGCACGTCGGTGTTTTTTACAATGACCTCCTCGGCTTTTTCATCCTCTGCGTCCTGCTCTTCAACAGAAGGGTCAACGCGGTGTTCTGGTGCTGCCGAGATATTGGCCGTTGCCTTGGGTTTGGTCAGGCGTGTCTTACGGGCCGGTCTGGAGTCAACAGGCTCTTCTTGTGAAACTGCTTCGACGACATCCGGTACTGTGACGTCGAAGTCCATCTCTGTCTGCACAATCTCACAGACAACAGGTGTGTCTCTTGGCGCGTTTTCTCTGACGAAGCCGAAAAGACGAAGATGGTCCTCCAATAAGGTATTCTGGTACCGTATGTCTGCGTCGTCGGGAATGGTGATTTTAATTTCCAGCATCAGGATACCTCATTGATTGCGCTCCATTTACGAAGCAAGATGGTCTGGAGGGTTTCATCAATCGACCCTTCCAGTGTTGCCACACGCACGCGAGGCAGACGTTTCTGCGTATGATTAGTGATACGCAAAGCCATCTGCTTCATGTCCGCAGGGACGAGGGACGTCTCGGCAAAAATCAGCTCGGCAGAAGAAGACAAATCGATGGCTTCTCCTGCGGCTTTGATCTGGCCAAGAAAAACGCGCGTTGTTGGGTTGTGGAGAAAAAGCTGTTCGGCTTCGGCTCTCGCCGTCTGCGTGGTACTACCATCAATGCCGGTGACACCAAATCTGGACAGGCCTTCTCTTAAGGCGCAGCCAACGTCGCGGTGCCAGTACGCGATAACGATCTTGTCCAGACCGCACTCGAATTCCTCGCAGACGGCGTCGATGACACCCTTGGCCTTGACAAAACCAGTCAGCCGCCTGAGTTCAGCCAGTTCGAGTTCCATTCCAGCAAGGTCTTCTTCGGTCTGTTTCTTTTTCAACTTGCTGCGAAGTGTCTCTGATATGGCTTGTTCGAGCTGCACGTGCACCGCCAGAGCACAAGGCACCGGCATCAGCTCTTTAATGGGCTGCGTAATGCCGACATCGGCTTGTGTGCGCCTGAGCACGAGGCCGTTTGTGCGCTGTTTCAGCTCTTCAAGGTTTTTACCACCGATGATGACAGGGATACATGTCCAGCCGTTAATCTTCTTCATCCTTACGATGCAGTACCGGTGAAGAAAATCGTGCTCCTGGCTCACATCCGGCACCAGACTGGACCCGATCAGTCGCTCCGGCCATATCGCTTTCAGGTGCGGATAGATGTCATGGGGGCTGTTGGGATACGGCGTTCCCGTGAGCGGCCAGATGTAGCTCTGATCGCGAACAATCGCTGTCGATGTGTCCAGTGTCAGACGGTCCTTGCCGAGCACGCCGTATAGAGCCTGTGTGCGCTTCGCAGAGAAGTTTTTTGCGTAGTGCGCTTCATCGATGATGATAACGTCCCATTGTCTCCTCAGCAGGCAGGATCGTATCTTGGGTTGTGTGATTGACCCCCAGGACACGATAGCCACGTCGCAGTCAGGGGTTTTGTCTTTGGTGATGACCGCGACGCTTCGGGGGGTGCGACACCAAGCGGGTATCGCCCGCTGCCAAACGGCGCGACCGGAACTTGTCGTGATGACAAGCGCCGCTTTCGCGCCGACTCTATCAAGCGCCATAAGCGCGGCACCGGTCTTGCCGACGCGAGGTTCGTCGGCAAGCATGACCCGGCAGCCGTCAGACAGGAACGCGGCTCCGCTGATTTGTGTAGCGTAGGGCTGCATGAAACACTCAATCGTTGATCGTTAAAACCTGCATATCAGGCAGCAGGACGTGCTCTCGCGGCCAGTTCTCCCCCGCACGCCGCATATCCGGCGTTATCCACCCAAGAGTCGCGATGATAGGGATTGCCTTGCAGGCGGGCCTTTTTGAGGTCCTGCAACATGAATGCCACGTCGATCTCGTCCAAGACGATGTCCAGGCCGTAGCGGTTCAGAAAATGCACACGCCATAGCCGGGTGATCCTGCTAAAGTTATCTTCAAGGGCCCCATACTCGTTCGCTCTCTGCAACATCGCCGCTTTGGCCGCATCGAGAACCTCAGTCAACTCTGGTGCGTTGTTGTTGGCCTTGACCAAGGCGTCCAGGTTTGGGCGGGTGTACTTGTCCCGAACAAGGTCGGCAAGTTTTGTCTCAATGGTGTTCATCTTGATTTCAGTCATTGTGCTCTCCTATGGGTTTGACTTTTATCCACATGCCCGGCTTGTCACCGTAGCGTTTCAGTACCGACTCTCGAACAATCTGAGCGTCGTCGATCCAGACAACGAGATTTAAAGCATCTTTCATCTTTAAAAAATTATCGCCGTCAGGTTTCTTCGTCGGCCACTCCTCCCCGGTGCGTGCGGCCTGTCGCCGTTTCTTTGACCAGGATTGAGGAATAGGCAGAACAACTTCCATCTCCATAAAAAGCGGACCCTCAAGCGGTGCTCGTCCTTCCATGGCCTGCATAGCTGCATATTTCAACGCACCTTCGAAGCTTCTTGTCTTCTCCGGCGTGTACACATGGCCGGAGCGAGGACCGTTTCGAATAACCCGGACTCGCTCTTTCGCACGCGGAGCGCCCAAGAGGACAATCTCAATCACACTGTTCACCTTTAAGCTGTTACGCTCTCGATTATCTCTTCAAATCCGACAGATTGAGTGATCACACGGCGAAGCAACGGCCAATCTGTATGCTGGGCTAGCGTTACCAACTCCTCAAAAACCTCCTCCTGCGCTTCTGGGTTGGGGGCACCACTCATCCAACACTTGTTTAATTTACGCATCCCCTCCCAATACCGAAGCACTTCGGTCTGTCGATCTGGTTCTCGCCCCATTCTTTCCTCCGTTTAAAAATCCAGCCAGCCGCAGCGGCGCACCTCTCTCAAGTTCCATGACAGCGATCAGCACGGCAAACCACTGCGCCGGTATGCTCGCACGGGAGAACCATTTCCTGATCGTGTCTTTGGGAGGGCTGCTGACGCCATAGGCCCGCAACAGACCAACCACCCCGTCCGCATCACAGTAAGTCTCTTGTAAGAATTTCTTTACGTCGAACATGGTAGCCACTCTGTCGGACTGTTTGTCCTGATGACACACAAAACATATCCAAATTCGTATGTCAATCGACAAAAGACGGACAAAACGTCCTTGACTTGAATATTTTGTCATGTCAATACTTGCAACGTACATAGAAAGCAAAAAATGCCGACGCCTAAACTCACCCAGACCGACAACGGAACTTACTTTGCCGTGTGGAGCGAAAGCAGACGATCAAAGCGCAAGAGCATGGGCACTAAAGAGCGTGTTGTTGCGGAAAACCTGTTCGCTCAATGGCTCCTCCTCGGCGGTCATAAAAACCAGATCGGTCAGGAGGCGCGTACCAGCCTGAGCGTCGGTGAGTTGTGGCAGGTGTATGACGAAAAGCACGTCTGCAATGTCATGGCCCCACAAGCGACGCGTTACGCCTGGAAAAACCTCGAACCATTCTTTGGCAGGTTCAAACCACAGAACATAGACCAGATTGCGGTTGATAGCTACGTCCAGAAACGCAAAGCCGGTGCTATCGGGATGCCTTCGGTGTCTGGGACGATCCGCCGAGAACTCTTGATGTTGAAAGCGGCCCTTAATTGGCACGTCAAACCGGAGCGAGGGCGTAATCGCCTGATCGAACCGAGCGACCTACCATTTTTTGTACCGCCGGAGGAAAGTGCTCCAAGGCAACGTTGGTTGTCGGAAGCCGAAATCGAGAAGCTCTTCTCCATACTACAGCCCGGAGAGGAACGCGTTTCGCGTGTTGCGCGTTTCTTGTGGGTCGCTCTTGAAACAGGATCGCGAGCGCAGGCGATTCTCGACTTGACATGGGACCGCGTGGACTTCGAGATCGGCACGATAGAATTTAACGTCCCTGGCCGACGAAAGACGAAAAAACGCAGGGTGTGTATGCCCATTTCTGAAGCTCTGATGCCGTTTTTAGAACGTATCTACGCGGAACGCATTAACAATTATGTGTTCGATAGCTCTCACATTGGTAGTTTGTGGTCGGCGATCCAGCGCATTGTTCTGGCCGCCGGACTCGTCGAACCTCGAAAAGATGGGCGCGTCGTGGCCACGGGCATCTCTCCGCATGTCTTTCGACACACCGCAGCAACACATATGCTGCGCAGAGGCGTCCCCATACACCACACCGCCGCCATCTTGGGTGACACGGTAGCCACTGTCGAAAAAACATACGGCCATCATTGCAAAGGTAAGCTGCGTGAGGCGGTCAATATGATCTCTGCAAACCGACGCACCAAGCCGGGCACGTCACCCGAACATGAAAGGGTCTGAGAGGAGCGCTCGGCGTTTTTTGGCGCGATCTTCCTCTTCGGCTTGTCGGCGCTGTTTCGTTTGATCGTCTGATTGCTGTGCCTGAAACATCCGAGCCAGCACCGACAGCATGGGGTTTGCTGCTTCTGGTGGCGCAAATGGTTCCTGCGGTGCGTTTTGCGTAGGAACCACACCGCCGGTTTGTGCCGGGCCTGAAAGTGCTGGCGATCTCGTCATCGCAGTTTTTTGCGCAGACCCCCCAAATTTCCCGATCCATTTTTGAGCGAAATCAGAAGCTGTCATGTCTGATCTCCCGCCATTTAACCTTATGGCGTCTAACCCAACGATATCAGCCGCTCTCGCGTCAGGCACGCTTAAAAGTTTAGCTGCGCCGCCACCGCCTTGCTGGTGTGCGAAGTACAGCTCCCCTGCGCTAGGGTCGCGCCCTAGCGCTCTGCGGAGAAGCTGCGAATTATCCTGTGCCAACCTGGCCGCTGCTTCGGTTGCTGCGTAAGGGTCAAACCGGTTTTGAAGCCCGTACTGTTTCGCAGTGCTGTTGATGAACTGAAATAGGCCGCCTGCACTGGAATTCGGGTTCTTCGCATTTGGGTTAGTGCCGCTCTCAATCTGTGCGGTGCGCGTCAAATAGCCAGACGGCAGGTTATATTTCTGCTCCGTGGAGGCGAACAAATCGGCCAGACTGGATGTGTTATCGGCCATTGTCAGTCTCCGGCTTGCTCATGATCGTGCTCTTGATATCGGCGTCAGGGTCTTCATTAAGGAGCTCGAGGAGCGTCGAGGCCTGGTTCGGGAGCCACGTTTTGGTTTTTCTTGCCAGAGCGGCTCGATTGGCCGGATTGTACTCCTTAACCAGCGCGGCGGCGATGTCCGGGTTAAGCAAAGCGCCATCCAACAGTGCGTTTATGGCCTGTTTCTGCCCGCGTTTTGTGGCCTTCCGCGCCATGATCCCCGCGATGTTCAAAAACAAAAAGGGTGCGCCGATCTGGCCACGATGAAGGGCGAACGTCCTTGATGCGACCGTTTCTGCCGACGGTAAATTACTGGTATCGAGTGCTTGTGCTGTCCCGGAACTGTTCGACGCCTTAGCTGACGCTTTCGTGTTGACACCCTGAATTGCGTCGGCGATCTCTCTGATCCGGGCCAGATGCTCCGGGTTGTCTCGGTAGAGCCGTTCCGCGACGGCGCCATTCACTGGATCGTCGAGAAACGATTTCAAACGCGCGGGAGACCAGGACTGCACCCCGTCGAGCGTAGCCGTGGTGGACCCCGAAGCCCGCGCTTTGCTTTCCATTCGATCCCAGAAAGCACGCTGCACGCCGGAAACGGCTTCTTTACCGTTGCCGACAAAATTCAAGAGATCGTCAGCGGCTTTTGCTGGTCGCGGGTCGCGCAGGATTTCTTGCAAAGCGTCATCAGCACGAGAGGCGTCGTATTTTGCGAAGCGGCCTATGATCGAACGCCCCGGTTGTGTGTCTGTGCCAAGATCGCGCTGAAGGTTTTTTTCGCTCAGTGTGGCTTCAGCTTCTGTCCTGCGTGCCGCAGTGGCCTTCGTAAGCTCGTCTCGCAATCCGGGCAGCTTGTCGATTTGTTCTGAGTAGTCCTTCATAAAACGATCAAGGCGCTCGGGATTGGAAGTGTCGCTCTTTGAAAGTACTTCATCGCGAATAGCGCGGCGCACCGTTGGCGTGTCGGCCTCTGCGAATAGACGATCCATAGCTTGAGGGTTAACAAGGCGGTTCGCGACGAGATCATCACGCACCTTTGGCACTCCGCCTTCCCGACGCGCCAGCACTTCGGCAATTGGATCGCCTTGACGACCGAATGCATCCACCTCAGCCACCTTGGTGCCTCTGGCGGCTGTCAGTCTGGTTTGCTCACCCGGCGTCAGGTTGGTATTAATAAAGCCGTCAACGCGATCGATCATCTGGCCAAGCACGCGAGCGGCGTTTCTACCGCCCTTTTCGGCGTTTGGA